AGCAGAGCTCTGCCGGGGTCATGGCGTCAGGCTGCGTGCTCACGCGGTGGCTTCCTCGGCAATGCGGTAAAGGCGCTGTCCTGCACCCGGCGTGCCGGCTGGGCCTTCGATCTTCTCGGAGACGAGGGTCAGACCCAGCTTCTTCTTGAGTGCGCCGGCGAAGGTGCCGCGCACCGTGTGCGCCTGCCAGCCCGTGGCTTCGCAGATCTGCGCGATGGTTGCGCCCTCGGGGCGTTTCAACATCTCGATCACCAGGGCCTGCTTGCTGTGCTCGCGGGTGCGCGGCTTGACCCACGTGGCTTCGGAGGCGGTAACAAAGGCTTCCAGTTCGGGATCGCTCGCGGCCGCAGGCGCGCCTTCTGCGTTGGCGATGATCCGGTCGAGATTGGCTTCGAACTGACCGACGCGCTTCTTGTTCAATCCGGGACGCGGAATGCCCAGTGCGTCGTATCCCTCCGCAGCGACAAGCCAGTCGGTGCCATCGGTGGTGATCAGTGCGCGTTTGAAAAGTCCGTCGAGCACCTTCTTGCGTGCGCCGCCTTTGATGTTGTCGGGGAACCAGACGATCTTGCCGTCGTTGTGTTCGATGGCGTAGGCCAGGATTGCGTGCTGGGCGTGGGTCAGTTGAGTGGTGGTCATCTCTTGCTCCTTGCATGGGTTGATCGGGTGACGTGATGAACGCGCTATTCGGCAGACAAGCCAAGCTCAATTCTCAGGAATGACGAACAAATGATTGAAGAAGGTGACGATGGGACTCTCGATTCGCGCCTACGCGCGCCACCGTGGTGTGTCGCACGTGGCCGTGAAAAAGGCCATCGACACTGGGCGGATCACGCCACTGCCTGACGGCACGATTGATCCGGCGATGGCGGATGTCCAATGGGCGCAAAACACCATTCAGCCACGCAAATCTGAAGCGCCAGAACCCGCCCAAGCCGCCAATGTGCGCGCCAAGCCTGTTGCATCCACCCAGCCCGCGCAGCGCGAAACACCGGATACCGGGGTTCCGCCCTTGTCGACCGGTGGCACTTCGCTGCTGCAGGCACGTACCGTCAACGAAGTGCTCAAGGCAAAACTCAAGCAGGTGGAGTTGGCCGAGAAAAAAGAGGAACTGGTTGACCGCGCCAAAGCCGTGGCGCACGTATTCCATCTCGCCCGCATTGAGCGTGATGCATGGTTGAACTGGCCTGCGCGCGTGTCCGGGATGATGGCGTCAACCCTGGGAGTTGACCCGCACACGATGCACATCGCACTGGAGGCGGCCGTGCGTGAGCACCTGATCGAACTGGGCGAACTACGCCCGCGCGTGGACTGATGATGAACGATTACGAAGGCTCTGCCGAGATTGAACGCGCGTGGCGCGAAGGACTGACGCCCGACCCGCTGATGACCGTATCCGAATGGTCGGATCGGCACCGGATGCTTTCCAGCAAGGCGTCCGCCGAACCGGGGCGCTGGCGGACCAGCCGCACGCCGTACCTGAAAGCAATCATGGACTGCCTGTCGCCGACCTCACCGGTCGAGCGGGTGGTGTTCATGAAAGCGGCGCAGCTTGGCGCGACCGAGATGGGATCGAACTGGATCGGCTACGTGATCCATCACGCACCCGGGCCAATGATGGCAGTCTGGCCGACAGTGGAGATGGCCAAGCGCAACTCCAAGCAGCGGATCGATCCGCTGATCGAGGAGTCGGGTGTTCTGGCCGAGCTGATTGCACCGGCCAGGAGCCGGGACTCGGGCAACACCATTCTTGCGAAGGAATTCCGGGGCGGCGTGCTGGTGATGACCGGGGCCAACAGCGCGGTCGGGCTGCGCTCGATGCCGGTGCGGTATCTGTTCCTCGACGAGGTCGACGGCTATCCGTTGGACGTTGAGGGCGAAGGCGATGCGATCTCGCTGGCCGAGGCGCGTACACGCACCTTCGCGCGGCGCAAGATCTTTATCGTCTCGACGCCGACGATCTCAGGGGCATCGGCTATCGAGCGCGAGTACGAGGCCAGTGACCAACGTCGCTACTTCGTGCCGTGTCCGCATTGCTCGCACCGGCAGTGGCTGCGTTTCGAGCAGCTGCGTTGGGACAAAGGGCAACCGGAGACCGCCGCCTACATCTGCGAGTCCTGTGACACCGCGATTGCCGAGCACCACAAGACGTGGATGCTGGAGCACGGCGAATGGCGCTCGATGGCACATGGCAAGACGGCAGGATTTCACCTGTCGTCGCTGTACAGCCCGGTTGGCTGGCGCTCGTGGCGGGAGATCGCCGCTTCGTGGGAAGCCGCCGTCAGTAAAGAGTCGGGATCTGCCGCTGCCATCAAGACCTTCAAAAACACCGAGCTGGGAGAAACCTGGGTCGAGGAAGGCGAAGCGCCGGACTGGCAACGACTGGTCGAGCGTCGCGAGGACTACCGCATCGGCACGGTGCCGCAAGGCGGTCTGCTCTTGGTCGGCGCGGCCGACGTGCAGAAAGATCGCATCGAAGCGTCGGTCTGGGCCTTTGGGCGCGGCAAGGAGTCGTGGCTCATCGAGCACCGCGTGCTGATGGGTGACACCGCCCGCGACACGGTGTGGAAGCGCCTTGCTGAAATGCTGTCCGAGACCTGGACACACGCTTCGGGCGCATCGATGCCGCTGGCCCGCTTTGCACTGGATACCGGCTTTGCAACGCAGGAGGCCTATACCTTCGTGCGGGCTTGCCGCGATTCGCGTGTGATGGCGGTCAAGGGGGTGCATCGAGGTGCAGCCTTGATCGGCACGCCGACCGCCATCGATGTCTCGCAGGGCGGCAAAAAGCTGCGCCGTGGCATCAAGGTGTACACGGTGGCGGTCAGCATCGCCAAGCTCGAGTTCTACAACAACCTGCGCAAGAGCGCGGATGTTGGCGAGGACGGATTGACCCAGGTGTTCCCGGCCGGTTCGTCCATCTGCCCAAGATCGACGCTGAGTTCATCCAGCAACTCTGCGCAGAACAACTGATCACCCGCCGCGACCGCAAAGGATTCCCAGTGCGTGAGTGGCAAAAGATGCGCGAGCGCAATGAAGCGCTCGACTGCTACGTCTACGCCCGCGCGGCTGCATCGGCGGCGGGTCTGGATCGCTTCGAGGAACGCCACTGGCGGGAACTGGAGCGACAACTGGGGCTGGCCAGTCCGTCAGCCCTTGAAACACCTGCTGAATCGATCAACGAGGCCACCACCCGAGAAAAATTCGGCGGTGGCCTCGCTGTTTCTGGCAACCGTAACACCGGTCGGCGCGTGATCAAAAGCCGCTGGCTGTCCTGACACCTCAAGGAGAAAACATGAGTCTTGCTACCCGTATCGAAAGCCTGGTCATCCGCGTCGCGCAGGAGTTCAACGATGTCCGCGCCAAGGCAGGAAACCTGGCCAACCTCACCACCACCGACAAGTCGAATCTGGTCGCGGCCATCAACGAACTGAAGGACGCCGTGGTGTCCTCGTCGGTGATCGACGATGCGAACATCGCGGCCACGACCACGTACTCGTCCAGCAAGATCGTCTCGCTGCTCGATGCGCTCAAGGCCGAGATCTTGGGCGGTGCCGATGCCGCCTACGACACGCTGGTGGAAATCCAGCAACTGCTGCAGAACGGCACCAGCGGTCTGGATGCGCTGCTCGCCGCCGTGAACAACCGCGTGCGCTTTGATGCCGCGCAAACGCTCACAGCGCAAGAGCAAGCACAGGCGTGCAGCAACATCGGAGCCGTCGCAGCCACCGATGTCGGCAATACCGACACAGACTTCGTCGCGGTCTTTGTGGGTGCGCTGGTCTGATGAGCCTCGCATCGCGCATCAGTGCGCTGGCCAGTCGTGTCGGGCTCGAGGTCAAGACCAAGATCGACGCCACCCACCCCGGCGTGGCCCGGGCGTGGGTGTGTTTCGGCTATGTCGGCTCGCAGGTCGTCGTGCGTGCATCGCACAACGTGGCCAGCGTGACCCGGACGGGGGGGCCGCTATCGCGTGACCTTCGCCACTGCCATGCCCGACGCCAACTACTGTTGGACGGCGCTTGCCCGCAGCGCCAGCAACAGCGGCACGCAGTTCATTGCCATCGTGCGATCCAGCAGCGACCAGAAGACCGCCCAGTACGTCGACATCAGTTGCGCCACCACGTCCGCATCGTTCTCCGACTCCTCCGAAATCAACCTTACGGTGTTCCGCTAATGGCCTACACACAAGCACACCTCGACGCACTGGAAGCGGCGCTGGTCAAGGGCGAAAAGCGCGTGACCTTTGGCGACAAGACCGTCGAGTACCGCAGCGTCGATGAACTCCAGGCCGCCATCGCGGCGGTCAAGCGCGACCTCTTCGAGCAGGCCGTGGACACCGGGCTGTGGCCCGGCGCACCACGCCAGATCCGGGTCACCACCGGTAAAGGGTTCTGAACATGCAATGGTTTAACCGAATGCGTGATCGGATACGAAAAGGCGTCGGCATGAGACTGCTTGGCGGCACGCCGTTCTATGACGGCATCGGTGGTGGCCGTCGCGCTTTGGCGTGGCAGGTCGGCAATCCCGGTGCAGTCGCAGCACTGGCGTTCACCCAGAACGAATTGCGCGCCAAGAGCCGCGATCTGGTACGCCGCAATGCCTGGGCAGCGGCAGGCGTCGATGCCTTTGTCTCGAACGCCATCGGCACCGGCATCAAGCCGCAGAGCATGCTGGCCGATCAGCCCCTGCGCGAAGCGATCCACAGCCTGTGGTGGGACTGGTGCGAGGAAGCCGATGCCGCTGGACTGACCGATTTATACGGCCTGCAGGCATTGGCCTGTCGCGCCATGATCGAAGGCGGGGAATGCCTGGTGCGGCTGCGCTATCGCCGACCAGAAGACGGTCTGGCGGTTGCTCTCCAGCTCCAGCTGCTGGAACCCGAACACTTGCCAGCTACGCTGAATCAGGAATTGGCTTCGGGAAACGTGATCCGTGCGGGCATCGAATTCGACAAGATCGGACGGCGGGTGGCTTACCACCTGTATCGCTCGCACCCGGGTGATGGCTCACTGGCCCCGATGTCCGGCACGGGTAGCATGGACACCGTGCGCGTGCCTGCCTCCGAAATCATCCACCTGTTTCGCCCATTGCGCCCAGGCCAGATCCGGGGCGAGCCGTGGCTGGCGCGCGCACTGGTCAAGCTCAACGAACTCGACCAGTACGACGACGCCGAGCTCGTGCGCAAGAAAACCGCCGCGATGTTCGCAGGCTTCATCACGCGCCTGTCCCCCGAGGACAACCTGATGGGTGAAGGACTGCCGGATGCCAGCGGTGCAGCATTGGCCGGGCTGGAGCCGGGCACGATGCAGATCCTGGAGCCTGGCGAGGACGTGAAGTTCAGTCAGCC